GTATCTATCTTTTTAGAATAATTACTGGTCATATCTGAGCTAAAAAGAGCAGAAGACGAAACTAATCTTATACTTTTAGCGGTATAATAAGGCTCTGAAAACCCAGTATCTACTCTATAATATTGATATGAGGCTACTACAGAACCAGTAGCATAGTTTTCAATAATACCTCTTGCAGTAGTATTATCTTCCGTAGAAGTTACATGAGCATCAGAAATATTAGTAGCAGTGCCAGAGGCGGAACCGCTTGTTAGTGATACGGTTGCTTTTGAGCCCGTATTACTGTCCACAGGATCCATAGCAGGGTCATTATTTAAGTATACGGAAGAAGCTCCGTTTACCAACCCATAAATTGGTCCTTCAGAAATTACACTTGTAGTAAGTATATTTTGACTTCTACCGGCGGGGTCTTTTACTGAATTTATTGATAATGTAGAAGTTCTGCCTTGGTCTCCGGTCGCTTTTCTCATCTCATAAAGAGCAAGCATCCAATCTGCATTTGTTAAACCATAATCTATATTATTATCATAGTCAGAACTATGAACTCCTAAAAAGTTTGCAGTGGATGTATTTGGTAAAACTTCGGTCGAAATAGGAATACCTGGTACACGTAATTCTCCATATAATACAGGAACCGGGTCTCCCTCTACAACGTTTCTTGCATCTCCAGTAAATAAATATCCTTCCTCATTTTGTTGGTCAGTAGCAGGGTCAGGTGCCATTAACTGCTGAATACCTGTTAAAGCTAGATTGATTGCTAAAGAGGCGCTTATAAGACTACCATACCCCGCGGCACTTGCTAAAGCCGTGGACCCGCTTCCTGATAACATAGCTATTTGTTGTGCATATACAACATTACTAAGACCAAAAGAAATATATGTAAGAGCTATTGCTGCTAAAATTTTTGCTCCTCCAGATTTTGAGCCTGCAGGTACTGGGGTAATTACAATATCCCCCTTTGAAAGAGGCAACAAACATTCTGTAATATCTATTTCTTCATTGTTTACTTCAACGTGAAAACCTATATCATTTTCATGGCATTCAATAAGATACTTTCTAAATTCGGGGTAGTTTGTGCCAATAAGACGAAAGGCGTCTGCAGGAGTATCTCCACAAAATAAATGTGAAGATCCGAATTTTTGTCCTAATTGTCCTTCTAAATAAATTTTACGCATTGTATCTATAAATTCCTACTAAATGCTTTCCCCATGTTGGGTAAAGATTTTCTCTACATGAAAGTCGATTTACAGCATGATGAAAAAATATATCGTTGTCTAAGTAAACTCCACAATGGTTAGGTACATCTGCTCCCATTTGAAAAATTACTATATCGTTCTCTTTTAGGTCTTCTACCTTACTAAAGTTCCATTCTTTCAGGTGCGTTTCAGTAAAATAGTTTTCTCCTTTTCCCCACCAATCATCTAAATAAGGTAGTCGTCTTCGTAATTCTATATCTAAATATTCTTTATAATAATCTCTTACTGCTTCTAAGCAATCGTGCTTTCCAAACTCATACTCACGACCAATTAAAGGACTACAATTAACTTCTGGCTCTACTATATTTAAATCCATTGACGGAAAAGAAAAAATATAGTAAGGTATTCCTAGTGCATCGCAGTATTTTTTATCATTTTCACTTGCTTCATTTGAACTATGTATATGATTATGTACAATAGCAAATATATTTGCTTCTTTCATTATCTTTATATAATCTTTTGGGTCTAGTATAAAATCATCGTTTTCGTCTGCAAGATTTGTACAAGGGTACCACTTTTTCTTACCCTTTACTATTCCTATAATTCCACAACCTTCTTGCGGATAGCACTTTTCAAAGTGCTCTTTTATTTCATCTATCACCTAAACTTCCTTGCTCCAGGGAATGCACCAAATGGAATTGGTATTTTACTATTTTTTGAAGTGCTAGGAAGTCCTACATATGCTGAGGCTTGATTAACTACAGGCACATACTGAAATCGGCATTTACAGGAAGAAAACTTCTTTCCACACATATCTCCACGAGTCCAATAAGTACTTTCAGTGGGAGTTTGTCCAGTACTTGCTTTTAAGGCTTTCCAAACCGTCTCCTGGGTTCCACTACTATACTTTACGTAGTCTCCTGCAGCATACGTTGTTCCTGAACTATAAACTGTCCAAACAAAAACAGTGTCCCAATTATCCGCAGAAAAAGTAGAGGATGAAGTATGAGCCGTATTACAACGATAATAATCTGTTCCATTTTGTACATAATCATCTATTGAATAGGAAGTACCTGATGCCCAAGAGGTTTTAGTTCCAATTTTCCAGTTATCAGTTGAAAAAGTTGACCCAGAAGTATGAGATATTTTCGCTATATACACAATATTATTTTCTAGAATTAAAGAGCCTCTAACATAATAAGTAGAGGCAGCCCAAGGAGTTATAGTACTAAATAAATCTTTATTAATAATTGGCTCATCTTTTGCTGTAAAATAAATTTTGTGGAATATGTGTCCACTGGTATTATTATTCTCCGCGGTGCTAACTCCTATGTATTGTTGGCCATTTTTTGACCAAGTACACCCGCCCCTTGAATTTAAATCTTGCCCTTGGTACTCCCAAGAACAATATTTACCAATAATACTTCTATTCGGTAATTGAATACCAGATAAATCAAACGGAGCAGCCAATTCAAAAGTTACAGCGGTAGCATTTTCTCCCGTAACTCTATCAATTATATATTTTTGAATTGGGAATTCAATAGGAGGAGTTGTAGCGTCATATGCGCCTGCAGAGCCCCCAGGCTCGTATAAATACTTTTTTAATGTAGTTCTTTTAACTATGGGTTGCCCAATTAAATCTTCGTTTCGAAAATTTGCTCCTAATTCATCAGAAAAAGCTGAAGTAACATTTGCAACAGTTAGTGTAGGACGATTTTGTGCTCCATCTGAATTAAATTCTACTCCGTCCATATTAATTGGAAAGGGGGCGTAACTTTTTACATCATATGGAGTAGTTTTCTCACGAAAATAAATATAGCCTTCTTCTCCTACAGTTGTATTACCTGAGTCAAAGTCTGGGTGAAAATACAAAATTGATGCATCAGGTAACGTAAGCTCAAATAAGTCAACAAGCTCACTTCCTGGTTCTATTTTTTGTACTACATCAATTAAATCTGTCATGCTTCGTATACTCGTCTAAAAGTTGCACTCGCAGAAGGATACCCATCATTTGCATACATTTGCGCATAGGTATCACAAACTACTTTAATAGTTGTTTCTCCTCCTGCTCCATTGTCATCTGGAAAAGTAAAATTAAAAGAAGAAACTCCTCCTAAAGACGCCAAATAACCAATTATATCATCAATTTCTGCTGCAGAACGATTGTTAAAAGTTAAATTAAAAGTTTCTTGAATTGGATTAATTCCATCTGCAATTCTTTGTTCGTATCCATCCCCAAATTTTGCAATGCGAACTCGTGGAGTAGACTGACGTCCCAACCCCTTGTCAGGAATAATTTGTCTACTACCATAAGTGGATGAAGTTGTGAATCCAATTGCCATTATGCTACTCCATACGGATTAAGTATTCCGCCTGAACGTTTTTGATTTTGTAGTTCTGTTTGTACTGCTTTTGCAATAATACTTCCAAGATTTCCTGCTTGTGCAGAGTCTTGTTGCATATTTGAGGAAGCACGTCCTTGCCCATCTATTGCTACATTTACAGTGACATTATTATTTTGACCCATTCCTGACATTTGTACAGGAATTGATTTTCCGTCAGGTAATGGAACTACTGCTTCAGTACCATGTAATATTGCAGGATACCCAGCTCTTGGACCTCTTGCAATACCTCCAGTAGCGTACATTTTCTTTCCTTCAGAAAAAACTCCTCCCTTTGCTGCGCCTGGAATGCCTAAGAAGTTTCCGAAACTAGTACCACCAAGCGAAGCTGTAAGTAATCGTGTAACAAGTAATTTTGCTATTACTTGAGCAAGACTTTGTAATATTCCTCTAGCTAAATCGGCAAAGGCTTGTTTCGCTGATTTAGTTCCTTGAATAATAGAATCAAAGGCAGAAGTAAGTCCACTTGTTAAACTTTCTCCAATATTTGTACCAATTTGACCAATTTCTGTTGCATTTTTTCTAGCTTCTTTCACTTTTAATGCTTGAAGCTGTATTTCTCTTCCTAGTCTTGCTACTTCATTCTCATGAAGCTGCTGCTGTTGGGGGTCTAACTCTGTAATATTTCTAGTTTCTTCATTTGCTAAATCTAATTTTAATTGCCTTAGTTTTATTGCTTCTCTTTGTGCTGAAATCTCTAATCCTAGCTGTTGTCCTAATAGTGCAGGTAGGCGAGTACGCTGTGCTTCAACCATGTTTAATTCATGAGTGGACTGTAGTATATTTTCCGCAGTTCTTTCATACTCTTTTAATTTTTCAACCCACTGATCTACTGTTCCACCTTGTATAGCCCTATTTGCTTCATCAACAGCTACTCCTGCTCTTTCCAATTCAGTTGCGGACGCATCGGCTGCTTTCGCTGTATTTTGTAAGTTTTGTAGCAACACTCTTGTCGCTAAAGGATCTTTAGTATTTATTGTAGTTGCTAAGTTACCTATTATATCTCTTACTGAAGCTAAATTTGTAGTATAACTTGTAGCTGCTATTTGCTGGCTTTGTAGGTCTCCAAAATCTCCCTGTCTTGCTTTTTCAAGTGCAGCTGCGAATTTTGTTCCAAGTGCTGAAAAGTCAAAACCATCCAGCATCTCATCAAGCATTCTTTTTGCTTCTTCTGTGTCTGCAGCCTGTATAGCTCCTTGAATCGGTAAGGTTCCAATAGCATTTGCTATAGTTTCTGTTTTAATATCCTTTCCGTCAAGTAAATCAAGACTTACACCTGTAAGAATATTACTAATATCAGAAGACAAGTCTGAGTATCTTTGTTGTAATTCTTCTAGTGCAGTAGCTTGTTCTTCTAGTACCTTATTTGTATCTTGTAGACTTTTTAATGCTTCTCTATCTGTTCCTACAAATTCCAATAGTTTATCAGTATATCCTCCTATGTTTTTCTCTAGTTCTTCAGCGAACTTAAAAGGTTCAACTTTATATTGTGAGCCCTCTATGCCTAAAACTGATTTTACACTATCTGGTATTTTATCTATTAAGCCATTGAATAATTTTATCCACACATTTCCTAAAAATTGTAGAGCTTTTGCTACATTAACAACCATTTTTTCAATACTTTCTACGAATTTTAAAGGTGCTTGTGAAATTCTTTCAAATACAAAGTATAACTCTTGTAAAATTCCTAAAACGATTGTTGCTTTACCAAATAATCTTACTGCTCCTGCTGCTACTTTAAATGCAGTTCCAATTCCTCTAACTGCGAAAGCAGTAACTTTTGCGGTTGCTCTTACTGCTTTTAATCCCAAAACCACCGGTTTAGTAAAGACTTTACCAATTCTTACGCCAGACTTTTTACTTACATCTGTCATATCTTCAAAAGCTTCTTTGAATTCTCTTAAACTTTCTTCAGAAACATCTTCAAAGATTCCCTTTATTACTCGTCCATGCTCTTCATATTGTTTTTCAGCAGATGCAATTGCTCTTTTTAAATTATTTTTATCAAGTCCGGTTAGTTTTTCTCCGCTTTGTACTTTTTGAAGCAGTTTACTCTCAGAAGATTTTTTGAAAGAAGCTGCTAATGATGCGGCTTTGCCCGCAGAGCTAGAAAGGCGTTTATCAAGCTGCTCCATTTTGTCAACTAAAGTATTACCAAAATTTATGCCTGTATCTAGAGCTTTACTAAATCCGCTTCCTATTAGTCCAAAAGTCGAAGTAAAAATAGTGCCTATAAAAGAAGCAGCTCCGAAAACGGCTTCTTTTAATCCTGTTATATTTAAAAGTATTAAAGTACCAATTGCTGCAAAAGCTGTAGCAGCCGCTTTTGCATTTGAATTAGCAAATTCTGCAATACTTGTAAGAGTTGGTAGTAGTTTTTCAGCAACTTTTTGTATAAGTTCATCAAAAGTTTTTGACAATTGTACAAATGGATTAACTGCTGCTGCTACATTTCCAAAGTTTTGATTTAACTGTCGTGTTGTTTCTACAAATACTGCTTGGCTTCTTTCTGCATCTGTAAGTTCGTCTCTGCTCTTACCAATCGCCTCTGCATATCTCCTTGTCGCTGATTCTAATCGTAGGGTAATACCTAATTCGTCTAATAATTCTGGTTCTGCTTTTGATACCCCACGAAGTAGCCTATCAAAAGTATCTTCGTAGCCTCGTCCTAGAGCTGTAGAAGCCCGTAAAGCACCTTCTGCTAGTTGATTTAACTGTTCTCCACTAAATCCTTTTGCTGTACCGATTGCTACTGCTTCAGCGGCTTCTTGGAAATTAAGCATACCTTGGGAGGCTGA